TGTAGCCGTATATTCTCCTACGCCAGGGCAAGTCAACATATGCGTACTGATGAAGAATGGCGGTATGCCTGACGACGAGATATTGGCTGCCGTTAATGCTATCTGTTCTGCCGATAATAAACGACCTCTTACTGATTATGTTTATGTCCATTCTCCGATTCAAGTGCTTTATTCAATTAACCTAACTTATTACATTAAGAAAAGTGATGCCGTCATGGCATCATCTATATCTGCAGCTGTAAATAATGCTGTACAAAATTTCGTTGTATGGCAAAAGAGCAAACTTGGCAGAGACATTAACCCGTCTGAACTAAACAGAGTCATCATAAATGCAGGGGCGAAAAGGACAGTTATAACTCAACCGCAATTTAAAGCTCTTGATCCATATCAGGTGGCCAAGGAGACGACTATAACCATAAATTATGGCGGGCTTGAAGATGATTGATATTAAAGAAATCAGCTTACTTGATGTTTTGCCGGAAAATTTAAAGCAAGACGAAGATATGCTCAATGTTGCATCTGCTGTCGATAGTAATTTGAAGGAAATTTCAGCAGATGTAGAAAAAGCTGTTATCATACCGAACATTGAAAAGCTGAGCGGGTTAACTTTAAATTTGCTGGCATGGCAATTCCATGTCGATCTTTACAATGAAAATTGGGCTGACGAAATCAAGCGCAATTTAATAATGCACTTTGCGGCCTGGCACCAGCTTAAAGGCACCAAGGCCGGCCTTGTCGGTTTGCTTGATGCTCTCGGCTATCATGATATAGAAATCTATGAATATCATGAAGTTAGACAGGCATATATAAATGCAGGCATATTATTTGCAGACGGTACCTGGGATGTTACCAACAATTCACCAAAAATCATTAAAAGAAGCATTGACGTAGTCGGATTACCGGATATTCCTCATTGGGCCAATTTCGCAGTTAAATTTGATCTGGCAGAAATGACTTATTCCCAAGCCTTAAGCGATATCAGATGGGCTATAGATGAAATGCGACCCGCTCGGGCCTGGCCATTATGGTTTTATGTGATAAAAGCTGATCTTGATATGCGGCTTCTGATGCAATGCATAATGCAGACCCTTCGCATGTCCATGCATGTTGAAAAATATTATCCCTGGTGCAAGCTGATGGTCGACGGGTCATGGATGGTTGGCCCTGATCCAAAGCCGTATACGATTGATAAGAACGGCAATTTGATTGTTGACGGATCATGGAACATAGGAGAACTGATATTTTTTGCTCCGGTTCAAACGATATATCCGTGTATGGCGCAAGTATTCTTAACTGTCATCCCACACATAGCATCCATTGGACATCCCATGACGCTGGATCAAGGCGACAGAACCCCGTTGCGTGCCGACGGTTCCTGGAACGTCGGATATGCCAACACAATTAATGCGGTATATGCAGATAAGATAAAAACTCTCATTGATGCTCCATCCCCTGCGATTAAATGGTACGAGACACACAGGACACAATTGGAATGGCAATATGCGAAAACTCCATGGACATTGGCCAATAACCTGGTAAGCGGTCAACTGGTAAATGGTTCATGGAACGTTGGCGATTCGCCGTTGGGCTTAAGGGCTGACGGGACGTGGGATGCCGGTTTAGATCCGTTGAAAGCTTTTAGCAATATATTATGCGAGATTAATGGATCGGCTCCAGTCGGAGGTGTTTTGATTGGTTATGACGACATTTCTATAGACGGTTCCTGGAACGTCGGCGATTCCGGACCTAAAGCGTACGCAAATATAAGGTACATATAAAGGAGGTGATAACATGGCAGAAGCTGTGATCGTAAATCAATTCAGGGAAAGGCTTGCCAAACATATGTTCGATGGCTCGGCCCTCCCAAAGGTTAAATATATGGCATTTGGAGACGGAGGGCATAAAGCTGATTTAACGCCAAAAGCTATGGATCCTGCGCGTACATCTCTTTATAACGAACGTCTTAGAAAACAGCTCAGCAATGTGTTGCAGGAAGACGCGATGAGCGTCACTGGCGTTGGAAGAATTGAAAGCAACGAGCTGGTTGGGGCAAAAATTTCAGAAGTGGGCCTGTTGGACGAAAGCGGATATCTAATAGGCTACAGATGTTTTTCCCCAAAAATAAAGGACGCAGATGAAACTTATGAAGTTGAGATCAAAATAAGGTTCTAACGGAGGTGAAGGTTAATGACGTTGCCTTACAGCACCATAGGCAGGCATCCGGACCAATTCCCTGCAATACCATCTGCATGGAATGAAAAATATGAAAAAATAGACGCTAATTTTACCAATGTTGATACAAGACTTACCGGATGTGAAACGGAAATAAGCGGAGCAAAGGGCGATAAGCCAACGCTTGCGGCGATGCTGCAGTATTTACAGCAACAGGTAGAGGGCGTAAACCCGGATATGCAAAACGCCATCATTTCTGCTTTGCTGCAGGCCATGGATTTTGGAGGCTTGGCAAATAGAGAGATAGTCAAAACTCTTACGCAGAGATTCCAGACAGGTTTCGTCACAATAACAAACAGAGGTATCATAACCGGCTGTTCGGTCGCCAAATCAAGCACGGCAACCAGAAACGTTAATCTTGCAGAAGGCAGAATATTTGTGAACGGTATGATCGTACCAATTCAGAAAGAAGATAACGGCGCCGCGATCCCAAGCAACTATTCCAGTGCCAGCAAGACCTGCTACATATATTTAGGATTGGGCAGCAGCGGATGGGAAGCCTTTTGCACGGACCTGGACAAATCGGTCCCGGACGGAGGAGTGCCGTTATATAAAGCCGTCGTTCCTGCCAATAATACTGAAGTAAATGATCCGTATCTTGCGAATGTCACTCTATCGGACGTGCGCAGGCTTGAGCCCAATGCGCCAAAGACATTCACGACAGCACCTTTTGTCTATGTCCCACTTCCGTTCAATACCATAAGCAATGATTATGTTGTTGACCTTGACGTCGTGCATTTTGATGGCGGAGGGTATCAGCTGGGCTATGTTTATGCGGATGAAAGGGCTGCAAACGGCTTCAAGGTTTGTGCTAACGGCATGGCGGACAATATACAGGTACGCTGGACAATAAGAAAGCTAAATTTATAGGGGTGATGACCAGATGATAATCAAAGAGATTCAACCAGGCCCCTTCATAGACTGGTCTTTGGATGGTACTCTGCTGTCGGTAGGCGATATTCTTATAGATTTGGAGGAACAGCAACAGGACAGCCAGGCCATTATAGATATATGCGAAAAAGATGGCGAGCTGATCGTTGGCTTGGGCGATGCTTATGTGGCTTCCGTTTTGATTCCTCCTGCAAAATATAAACTTACGGAAGCGGGAGTAGACGAAAACGATAATCCTGTTTATGAAAGCGAGAAATTGCCGTTGGACACAGAAGCTGTCCAATTAATATTATGGCAATATCAAAAATCAGACGAGGAGGTAAAGTAATATGCCGGTTATCTTTGTAAAAGATTCTTTGAGAGCATCCGTGGAGGCCGCAACAGGGGGGCAAATGACGGTACTGTATGACGATAAAGGCTATCCCAGCTACATGATAATGGTACCAAAGTTCAATTTACAGGACATAGATTCCGTTTACGGCACAGGAGTGCATCCTGCTTTTATCGTTGGAGGAGTAGAAAAGTCGGAGATATTCATAGGTGCGTTCCAAAGCAAGGTATATGACGGCAGGGCCTGTTCGATACCTGGTGTGGACCCAACCGCCTCCGTAAATTTTGACACTGCAAAGACCTATTGCACCTCAAAAGGTGCGGGATGGCATTTAATGACTAACTGGGAGTGGGCAGCCATTGCACTGTGGTGCCTTAAAAATGGATTCCAGCCCAGGGGTAACACAAATTACGGTAAATCGCACGAGGCAACATATGAAACTGGTACACGGCAGGATGGCGTTGCTCCTGGTACGACATCCGGCACTGCAAGGATCCTGACCGGTTCAGGGCCTGCATCGTGGAGGCACAATAATACATTTACTGGCATTTCAGATTTGGTCGGGAATGTTTCCGAATGGGTGGATGGGTTAAAGTTGGTGGACGGCAAGATATACATGCCGTCGGATAACAACTTTAACTTGGCCGAAGCAAATTGGCCCGATACAGGGGTGAGATTTGATTCTACCGTAGAAGGCACCGAGCAATCACCAAATCAGGATATAGGAGACCCTGTTATTTCAAATGCCATAACAAAATATGCAGGGCCAACTGGCAATGATAGCTATTATGGATATACTTTTATATCCAACTGGAAGGATTTAACGAAAAAAGATGGGTATACGATCCCTAATTCTATGCTGCAGGCAGCAATTGCACCTATAACCTTAGCTGGCGGTTCGTATTCACAAGACCCTAAAGGTGCCTTATACGTGCGAAATTATGGTACCCGTTTCCCGCTTCGCGGCGGCAGTTGGGGCTCTGGTGCGGCTGCTGGCCTGTTCGACCTGAGCCTGGGCAGCGCCCGTTCGATCTCGATTAGCTACATCGGTTTCCGCCTGGCTTTTATCGGGTAATCTGGGTTCTGGAGAGTGCAATCTGTCGGACGGGCGATAGCCCGTCCTTCTTCTTTTTTGGAGGTGCGTTTTGGCTGAAGAACTAAAAATATTACAAAAGACATATGACATGATTCAATACGGTTATGTCTGTCTGAGGCAATATCCGAAAAGCGAAAGGCATACTTTGGCTGCCGAAACGAAAAAGGCTATGTTCAAACTTTTGGAATCGATAATCATGGCCAACAAAAAATATTATAAGAAAAATGCCATACAGATTGCAGATGTTAGCTTGCATGCATTATGTTACTACATCAGGCTTGCAAGGGATCTCCAGTTTCTCCCAACTAAGAAATATGAAAATTGGGCAAAGATGACCTCAGAAATAGGAAGAATGATAGGAGGCTGGCTTAAGTCGACCCGTTAATATCATGGGGAGAAAGCCGATTGGGCTGCGGTTCGTCCCGCTTCGCGGCGGCAATTGGAACAATGGTGCGAATGCTGGCCTGTTCTACCTGAACCTGAACAACGCCCGTTCGAACTCGAATAGCAACATCGGTTTCCGCCTGGCTTCGCCCTATCGTCAGAAACGGCAAGCTCAAGGGCTTGCCGTCAGTACTTAGGGGTAAAGGGGCTTTCCCCCCTGTCCGTCAAGGGCAAAAAATTTAATTGCCGGGAAGGCAGTTAGTAATCAAGAGGGTGAAAAGTGCCACGCCCGGCACTTTTTATGAGGAATTAATATGAAAAAGTTGAAGAATCTTTATCCTAAGATCTGCGATTTTAACAATCTTTTGGCTGCATATATGGAAGCACGTAAATGCAAGAGATATCGCAATGAAATTTTATCCTTTACAAATAACTTAGAGGAAAATTTAATCTGCATACAACATGATTTGATCAATAAGACTTATGAGGTCGGGCAATACAGGGAGTTCTTTGTGTATGAGCCTAAAAAGCGCTTGATTATGGCTTTGCCGTTTAGAGACAGAGTTGTCCAGTGGGCCATATATAGGGTTCTAAATCCTTTATTCGATTGCAGATATATCGCCGACAGCTATGCCTGCAGAATTGGGCATGGAGCACATATGGCAGTTGACAGGCTCCAATATTGGTTGCGGTATCTGTCACGAAGACATGCCAAAATATATGTCTTAAAACTGGATATAAGCAAGTACTTTTATCGCGTCGATCATGACGTTCTCATAAATATCCTGCATCGCATTATTGCCGACAAAGATCTGCTATGGTTACTTGAAATTATTATTCGCACGGAAAGAAGCAAATTCGGCGTTCAGCTTGGCGATCATTATTTTGAGAAGGAGCGCATGAGCGGAATAGGAATGCCTATCGGGAATCTGACTAGTCAGATGTTCGCAAATCTTTATTTAAACGAGCTGGATCAGTATGTCAAACACAAACTTAAAGTCCAGTATTATGCAAGATATATGGATGACATGATCGTATTGCATCCTGATAAGCGATATCTTAGGCAAATTAAGGATGAAATAAGTGTATTTGTAGAAGAAAAATTACATTTAACTCTCAACAATAAAACTTCAATAGATACTTCCAATCAAGGCATTGATTTTTGCGGATATCGGATATGGCCGACGCATAAAAAGCTTCGTAAAAAGACAGCACTCAAGATGAAAAGGCGCCTTAAATATATTCAAAAAGCCTATGCAAGATGGGAAATAAACTTTGCTAAGGTCAATGCCAGCGTTCAATCCTATTTCGGGCTGCTTGAACATTGCAACAGCCACAGGCTTTTATTGAAGTTATGCAATGATTTGGTATTTGTCAGACAGGGAGGAGGTTATTATAAATCTTGAGCAGATTCGAAGAATGCTTTAAACAGGTATTGAACATAGAGGGCGGATATTCGGACAATCCAAATGATAAAGGCGGGAAGACGAACTACGGTATAACAGAAGCCACGCTTAATGCTGCTTATAAGGCAGGGTTGGTCAAACATAATGACATCAAAAAACTGACAGCCGATGAAGCAAAGACAATATATAAGGCTAATTACTGGGATAAATGCAAATGCGATATGCTCCCTGTTCCTCTCGATTATCTCGTGTTCGATGCTGCAGTAAACCACGGTACGGGCGGTGCGGGCAAGCTCTTGCAGAAGAGCATAAACCGCTGTACAGGGACAAATGTGATAACCGTCGACGGAGCGATAGGACCTCTCACGCTAAACGCACTTATGGCATATTTGGGCAAATACAAATCCGACTGTAAGTTTCCAGTTGAACTGATATGTCACGTGTTTTTACTTGAAAGGGTAGAACTGTATAACTCCATCATCGCCAAGGATTCATCGCAGAAGACGTTTATCCACGGGTGGCTCAACCGTGTGAGAAAGAATTACGAGAGCATAGGAGCCTGACCATGGGCAACGGATATATCATGTCGGAAAATTACAGAATTGAAGACGTGCTGCGCGATATCTATAAAGAGCTTAAGGACATTAACAGTAGGCTCGGGATAATCGAGACGCAGATGGAGGATTCGAATAAGAGGCTGAATGCACATGACGAGCAGATACGGCGCATAAGCGGGGAGCTTGGGACTCTCGAAAAAGAGGTGGGTATTTTGCAGGGAAGCTGGAAGACATACCTCGCTATAGGTGGTATCGCCGGCACTTTGGGAGCTATTGTGGGGGCGCTTATGAAATGAACGATAAAATCAGACAGCTGCCGTTGCGTAAACTGTTAGCGCTATGGGCCATGCTGCTTTTAACCGTCGTTGTGCTGTTCTGTGTTTTTTCAAGCTCCGAGCTTTCTACGCCAATAAAGGATTTATTGACCTATACACTCTCCATCACTATTGGAGCCTATTTTGCCTCAAGCTCGTATGAAGCGGTAAGAAAAAAAAGACCGGAATGCTCGAAGGAGGCCGACGGCAATGTGGGAGAAAATTAAGAAAGCACTCTCGTGGATCGGCGGTATTGTTGTTTTAATTGTAGGTTATTTCTTCATTTCAGGCAAACAGCAAAAAGGCTCAGACGTCGATAAAACAAAAGCGGAACTGCAGGAAATTCAAAAGAAGGTAGACGAAGAAAAGAAAAAATTGGAAGAAGCTTTGCGAACAATTAAGGAAGCCCAAAAACAAACGGATGAGGAGGTAGAAGATGCGAAAGAAAACATTGAAGTTCCAAGCGATCCTGCTGCTGTTGCCGATGCTCTTAATGATGTGCTTGATCGTGCCCGTGGCGGAGGCCAAGGTGGAGGCGCAGAACGGCAAAATTGTGATGGATGTGCAGGACGCCATTGACCTGTACAGGTATATCGCACAACTTGAGGCAGAAAATAAAGCACTTAAGGAAGGATTGAAACAAGAGCGAGAGGCCACACAAAAATATATAGATGCTACAAACAATACTATACAGAATTATGAAAATGAAAGGCTTGCATGGCAAAAGCTGGAGCAGGAGATGAATGCCGAACTGAAAAGCGAGGTCGCAAAAAAATACAAGACTGCTGCGATTGCGCTCATAATAGGGGCAGCAATTGGTGCGGCCGTTAATTAACCTATTTTGGAAAGGTTGTTGACCTTGGCAGATAAAATAAAAATAAAATTATTGAGAAATATAGTGCTTGACGGCTATAAAAGAGCGGGAGAAGTGCTTAAAATAAATAATTCAGTTGCCCAGAAGCTCATTGATGCCAAAATGGCAATCCCGATTACAGAGATATGCCAGCAGGATTTGTTTAATGAAGGGGACTGCGGATGAGACTAAAAGAGGCCCGGTCCAGGCCAATTTTAAGAGGTACAATCATACCAACCGCCCTAAGTTAGGAGTGTTCTGGGGCATTTTAGAGGCATATATTTTTTGTGTTTCCCAAATAAAACACGGTCAGCCACCGGTAATTTTTTGTTATAATCAGTTTACTATCATACAAGAAAAAGGGGATGGGTTCATGCCATTGCGTTTATATCATCATGCCGGTGGTATGTACCGTGAAAACGGGAAGGTGGTATGCCAGAAGTGCGGTGCGGAACTGGATGATAATCTTCTTTCTGCAGATCCCTGTTTGATCCAATCTACAAGCGTTATATATCATGATGGGCTATACTGGTTTATAAATGTGTCCGGCCTCCATGCCGAGCTATGTGTAGCTAAAAACATCATTGGGCAAATACAATATTTAAAAATAAGGTGTACTGATAAGGCTACAGCAAAGAAATTGCATGACCTCGTTATTCGCTCTGTTGAAGAAGAAGGAGCTATCAATATCTCTGGTCTATATAGCGTATCTGATGAGTTGTTTAATTTTATCGAAAACAACCGCGACAAGATAATATTTGAAGAATAAATGCGGTTGTAACCGTACACAGAACCGTACACAACATATTCACATATGTGGATATCCCCCCGTGTATAACTGAAAAAGTCATATCCAGTTCGATTCCCCCCGCCTCCACCA